CCATTATGCTTTATCCCCCCACCCTGCGATATCTCGCATGGATGTGATTTCTTGAACCCCGTTTGATTGAGGATTTTTTCCGTCCATAATCTCCCGATACCGCTCAATGCAGTATAGGATCTGTGATGGTCTCGCTTCCCAAAACTCTGACGCGGATCTCTGAAGCATGATGCAGTATGAAAAGAACATATCATCCAAGTCCAGAACCACGTCATCAACGGACGTTACAGCATTGCCATCACTGCTTTTTTTTTAACTTCTTCGACATCGACTCCGGCTGCCAAGCAGTATTCGTCAATAATCGCATTCATCACGTCCGGCATACTTTCTTCCAACCGAATATACAAAGCATTGGCTTCTTCCTCTGAAAAGTCAGAATTGCAAGCCTTTGCTCCGGCATAGATGATCGCCGCAAAGAATTCTGGCCCTGAAAACGTGATTTTCTTGTTGTTGATAACTTCTCCCAGAATGTTGAGTGCTTTCATGTTAAAGCACATCTCAATCTGTTCTCCGCTCTTAAATTCAAGAGCAAATGCTTCTGCCGGTTTAACTTTGAATACTTTCATGAATTGTTCCCCCGTTTTCGGCGGCAAAGATATTTCACTCTGCCGCCTTATTGTGTGAATCGTATTATTACGTTGTTGTGGATGTGGTTGTTGTAGTTGTCTCGGAATGATGAGGATATGTCACCGGAGCAGTTGTAAGCCATGCCGCAATCTGATCGGCATACAGATCATCATTCGAAGAATCAGCAGTAAACTCAAAATAGCCATCATACTCACGAGGAACGAAATTGACCGTCATTTCGTCCGTGGAGAAGTTGATGTTGTCAGTTGCCTGCTGTGCCTTCTGGTTTCCTTCCTGAACGCGGCCTTTGAGCAGCCATACATACTCGGAATAACCATTCGTACCCTCGATCTGATAACCGAGAGCAATGTACGGAGCCTGATCCGCCTTGTCATAGATCATGACACCATTCTCATAGACATGGCCCTGAATCTTTGCTCTGTTCTCAATAGAGATCTTGTTGACTTCCAACTTCGCGGAAAGACCGGTCAGCTTCGCAATGTTCTCTTCCTGCGCACCATCGCCATACAACACACCCGTTGCCTGAGACGGAGTGACATCAACGGTCATGGCTTTCGCAAGCGGAAAAACGTCACCATACTCGACACCTGCCTGAGTATCGGTTGTGAGCAGACAAGCCACAAGATTTTTCACATTGATCCTGTTAGATTTTGCACTTGTACCCATTTCTTATCTCCTTCTTAAATAAATTCGATGGAAAACGTACCGCGCCATAACAGCGCATTCTGTTCCCAAATGAAAGAACAATCGCTGCACACATAGTCACTCAGGGCTTCCTGAAGTGCTATGGCTTTAGCCATTGCTTTTCCCTTCGCTTCATAAAAAAAATCGAGCTGATACCTTTTGATAAGCTCTTGCTGCGATCCGTCACCCTTTAGTCCGACTTCCAAAATCACCGGATTCAGGGCGAAACTGTTGGCAACAACTGTGTCATCACGATCAAGTTCTTTCGAAGTGACCGTTTTGATTAAGTTTTTCAGAGTTTCGAGTTTATCCATTATTCAGTATCCTATCGACTAGATCGTCCACCGGGCCCGACACATCAGTCCAACTGTATGCCTGATCCGTGAAATTCAACCCGGCAACGAATTTTCCGTTCTGCGCCACATGTCCGTTGTCAACAGCAAACCACAACCTTCCTGTTGCTTTTCCGCCATTGACAGTAATGCTCGCGCGCTTGTCATTTGTTTTGACCTTGAGTTTCACATCGTCAAAGAAATAAGTGCCATGTTTCGGCTCTTTTGTTTTGTGCGAAACAAGCGCCGCTTCCGTGTTTGTCTTCAGCTCCGCGCCTATTGTGTCCGCAACTTCCTTGATCTCGGCTTTCAATGTTTCATCCATCTGGATAAACTCGGCAGCCAGATCGTTCAAGGCACTATATTCAAACGTCACTTTGCTCATGATCCGTCCTCATCAACATGCGCGCATACGATTTCGAGCTCAATGCCTTTTCTGTACGTCCGAATCACTTTATACAACACACCATTGTGTCTTATGTATGACTGATTGTTGTAGTCCATATAATCGGACAGCATAAACACGATTTGAGGATCGAAGCCTGCTGTCTGCGCTGTGTAAAACTCATTTCTGTTGACAGATTTCACTCCAACAAAGACTTGCGAAGTCACTTCCGAAACAACGGGATCTCCGTATTCGTCTGTTGTTGTTGTGGAATATACCTTTTGTGTCAAAATAGCAACGTCATCATACATCAGCTTCGTCCGCCTTATACTCCGAGCTCATCGCCATAGAATCACGCAGTTGTCTGAATGCTCTGCGATGTTCTTCTCCGCGACCTTCATAATTGTCCAACCATTTCACATACAATTCGCACCCTGTAACGAGCAAATGATCCTTGGATGTGTCTACCGTTTCAGGGATGGCAATGCCAACTCGCGCCATTTCATCAAGCGCAGAGCTGATCTTTGCGCTGAAATCATCATCAAGCGCTGTATGTGTCACGCGCATGGAGTCTTTCACTGCCTTCAATAATAAATTTTCAGCCATTTTCTTGCTCCTTTTCGCTCATCCTCGATCCTTCTCTCGGATATGTGTAGTGGACAAACGGAAGATCTGTAATCCTGTGCTCCGGATCATGTGAGAATGCGTCCTGAATGAAAGCAACGTCTTCATCTCTTGATGTGTCCGGGAACCGCACCTTGTGTTTGTTCAGATAGTCTCGCCGCCATACCCTTGACCAGACATTCGGGTACATGCACCCCTTGTTTGCAAGTGGGCCTGCATATCCATAAATGCCGAAGATAAATCCGCACGTCATAATGTCCAACGGAATCCGTGTGAACTGATCCAAAATGTCAAAGCAATCAGGGCCCATGAACCAATCATCGCTATCGAGGAACAAAATGTATGTTCCTTTTGCCATGTCGATGCCTGCGTTTCTGGCTGCCCCGGACGAATGAAACTCTCCCACAACCGGTTCAACACCACAAGCATTCACCGCTTCGATCGAAGCAGCATCATCGGACTCGCACATGACCAACAGCTCATAATCCTTAAATAACTGACACTGAACACTCTTGATTGCTTCAGCAATAAAATCTTCGGAATGGTAGCAGGGTATAATCACAGAAAATTTCATTTGGTCAGCTCCTTCATCGTCCAATATGAGTTTGCATCAACAAACATCTTGCCAATGTGCCCTATTCTCGGAATCGGATCAGCCCAAATTCTGAACCCCTGCCGCCTTGCGCGGATGCAGAATGACAGATCTTCGCCGAGCGCTCTGTTGGTAGACTTCATCGGGAAGAAGATATGCCCTGATGTATCGAGCAGATGTTTCAAAACCCCTATCTTCATCAGAACCATCGCAAAACCACATGCTTCCACTTCAAAGAGCTTGTCCTTCGGATAATCAAGATATTTTTCAATCTCGTCCTCGTCCAGACTCATCCCCAAGCGCATCTTCGAATAAATACATGGCTCATACGGAGCGCGCCGCATAAAGCAGACCGCTGTGACAATATCCTTATCGTGAGCCAACAGATCCAACAGAACTGTCGAATCGAACGTCATGTCCGAATCAACCCACAGAACATAGTCATATTCGTTCTTGATAGCCCGTTCAGCCATTGTGTGACGCATGTCATGAATGATCGTTCCGACCGTGTACTCGACATCGACTTCCATGTCATCTCTCAAAGCCATGTCTTTTTCCAACTTCTGAAGACATTTCACCGTCTCAACATCGATCTGATCTCTGCATGGTACAGCAACCAATATTCTTTTCATTTCAATCCCTCGTGCCCCTCGTTATATGGAAGTGGAGCCGCCACGAGGGAAGCGGCCCCACTAGATCCACCTATATTACCGGCTGATTACGAATTCTTCAGCCATACAACCGCATCGGTCTTTGCCAGAGCAGAGTCAAAGATTGCTGTGCCCCTGAAATCGATGGAATTGTTCAGGAAACCGGACTGATCGGAACGAGCAACTTCGATGTCCTGAGACAGATTGCCGACAACATCCGTCCATCTGCCAAGGAATACCTGTTTCTTGTTCTTCGGAACATAATCGTCAACCAGAACGGGATATCCGCACAGAGTCTTCTCAACCGGATCAAAGATCGGGCGATTGCTCGTGTCAAGGATGCCCTTGATATCCTTATAAAGAACTGCCTTGCTTACAAGGAACTTAGCTTCTGCATCATATGCAGCCGGCAGCAGGGCGATCAGATTCATGATGTCTGCATAGCCATAACCGGATGTTGCAGTCTGGGTGATAACGTTCGTGGTTGCTGTGGAAACCATAGCAGTGATACCATTCGTGCTATCTGCGATGATGTACTTGTCGATTGCGCGAGCAATATCACCTGCAAGCATTTCAACAAGCCAATCTTCGAATGCGTTGATGCTCATGGTCTTCGCGCTTGCGGAGATGCGGATGACTTTCATGAACTCTTTTCCGCCAAGTGTTACGGATACGAGTGCATCGTCAGCCGGAGCAACTGCTGTGTTCTCAACGTGTGTGGTAGCTTCAGTTCTTGTGCCTTCAGCCATGAACTTCAGATTTCCTGCAACACGCATCAGCGTGATCTCGGAAAGCATCGGAGCGAGCTTCTTCATCTTCTCAAAGAATTTGTCAGCAACTGCTGTCGGAACTGCATTGTGCTCGTCCGTGGTTGCGTATGCTCTCTCCTCGATTCCTGTGAGCTTCTTGCCCTGAAGCATATGAGCCCATGCGCTTCTGTACTCTTCAGAAGCCAGATCAAATGTTCTGTTCTCTTCCATGTTTACTGTCTCCTCTACTGTTTTTTCTTCTGCGGCAGGAACACTTGCGATGTTCGCAAGAAGAGCCTGTCTCTTTTCTTCTTCTTCGATGATTGCTGTGCGCTCTTCCAATAACGCATCTGTCTCGTCTGTCAGTGCGTTGATGTCTGCGCCTTCAACATCGATTTCCTGTTTGATTGCAGATAATCTCTGCTCGATCTCTTCGATTCTCTTCATAACAGATCTCCTAACTTTAGTTTTAATAACAACTTGTTCTTTGCTTCTTCGTGTTCACGCAACTCCTGCGCCATTTTTGCGAACTCTCCATCACAAAATGAACGAACACCGATGAATGTATTTTCATTTGCCGGGATCGAAACCGCCGAGCAATCGAAAATCTTTTTGACTTTTGTGTGCACGATTGTCCGAGTCTTCCGGTCAAGATGATATTCTCCCGGAATGAACCCCCAACTCATGCGATCCACAAGACCGTTGCTGATTTCTTCATACAAAGCGCGGCTTGCTTCTGACTTGCTCAGATCCGCTCCAACAAACAGACCATTGTCATCAACTTCAACAATGAGTGTGTTGTTGCGCATTCTGGCAAGAACCTTGCCGGAGTGGTCATACTGAAGAATCACATCAGACATATCCGTGTCTTTGAAGCTGTCTCTTGTGAAACTCTCATATATCGGGCCATCTTCGTCTTCAAACAAAACATACGGTTTGAATGTTGTTGCATAACCTTCAACGTAAAAATCTGAATCAATCCTCTTCTGATCCGCCTGCTGCCGCGACTCCATCGGTATCATTTTCCGATATTCCCGTTCCAGATTCATTGGCATCTTGATCGTCTCCTTCCAAATCTGCATCCAAGTTTGTTGTTTCTGTATATTCCTTGCGGATGTACCGCTTGTCACCGTCCTCAACCGGAGCCATATTGAATATCTCCAAGCCCTGATTATGTGTGATAAATCCACGGTCAAACAGTTGTGTCACTGTCTGAAGTTTCTCCGTGTTGCTCATGTATTGCAGCCGGTTGGCTGTAAACAGAACCTCGTTGCCGAATGCAACCTCTCTGGGAGAGAAAAGCATGTTGGTGTGAACAAGGCCGAGCTCAAGAGCAAACGGTTCAATCTTTCCTTCGTAATATGCAGACCATTCATCAGAAGTGAATTTGTTCTGAAGAACCGCTTCATTCGTGCCAAAATAGTTGAACACGTTCTCTTTGATCTGCTGCATCTGCGCCGGATTGACAATGAATGGTTTGCTGTCGATCTGCTTGACTTCTGAATACTTCTGGTCAAACATCAGGACACCACCGTTGTTTTTGGTGGAAAGATTGTTCGCAACAAAGTTTTTGCGCTCTTCTTCCACGTCCTTCGGCTTCAAAGTCTGTGCGAGCTTCGCCAAGAACCGGATCGAAGCGCCTGCCTTGACTCCTTCAATGATCCCCTGATTCTGAATGTCCATCAGCTCAAGTGTCGGAGCCAAGCACTTGTTGCTCTCTCCAAACAGCTCGTTCTTGTATTGGAACTGATTCAGGATGCCGACTCTATCAAGCTCAATGGCTGATTTGTTGCTGATGTCGAACTCATAGACCAGATACTCGACACCATCAACCTTTTTCAGAGTGCATTTGCTTGTTGCGAGCGGATAAAATCCAACGATCACACCCCGTTTGTCTTCCAAGGGAACGATAAATGCTGTGTTATCCACAGCCAAGACCGTTGCAAGCCTATACAGATATTTTTTCGTGTCCATAAGCCTGTTCGGTCTGAATTGCAGGATGCGCTCGATGTTTTCATTCCCGGAACCGTTGACTTCCGGTTTCAGCTTTGAAATGTGAGTGGCGAATGAATGTACTGCTGCTCTGGTCAGCTCCATCTCATACAGACTTCCCTCAAAAGAAGTGAAGCATGGTGTATAGGAGTTAATCAGAGAGAAATACTCATTGACCAAACTCTCCATTTTCGCCTTTTTTCGGATGTTATCAAATAAACTCATTGCTCTCCCCGTGGCTCGCTTGCCCCATAATTCAAATTGACATATTTGTCTTTATTATTTTGAAGAACAGTGTATGCACAAAGCAGGGAGACTGTTCCATCAATGCGCTTCCTTGAGTCCAGACCTTTTACCGGCTGAATGTTTCCGTTCACATCCGTTTTGACCTCGGTATTGTAGAAACACCACTTATCAATCGGATTATTGTTGTATATGATGCGATGAGCCTTGAAATCTGCCGCAAGATTCTTCATCGGCTCCGAAAGAGTAATGACACCCTGCCGAATCGGGATCATGCTGTTTTCTCCGAATTCCGCCTTGAATTCTCTCAACAGCTCATCCGAAATGTGCCACGGATCATACCCGATGAATGAAATATACAGATCCTCGGTCTCCCGGATCTCTTTGAACCACTCCAAGAAGATCCGCTTGTCGCACTTGTTACCCGGACATGTTCGCATCAGGCCCTGTTCTATCCAGAGAGAATACGGAACAGAGTCACGTTCTCTTCGATCCCCGGCCTTGTTCTGCTCGTCAATTACACTCTGCGGAATCCAATACATAGACTTCACATATATCCTGTCATCATCAGGACGCGCGCAAATGACCTTTGCCGAGTTTAAGTCTGTTGTGTCCGCAGCATCGAAACCACCGATTCCGTAATCAAAATCGATGTCGAATGTCTCTTCATTGTTCAGATCTTCATACCGGAGCCAAGCAGCAGCGCTCGTCTGCGGAATGTTGAAGTCCTTGACCATGACGGTCGGCTTGAATGACGGATCATCCTTTGCCTTCTGAACCATCTCCCGAAGATACTGTCTGCTCTTGATCGTGTCGAGACCGGGATTTGCCTTGATCCAACAGTTTTCGTCATCCCATTCCTTCGGATCGTCCAATTCGTAGATGAATGGAAGAAATCTCTTGTTCTCGGCTTTTCCTTCAATTATGTTCTTTGCATACTCGTACTGAGCATCAAAGATTCCCTCACGAACGAATCCGTTTGTTGTAATACAAAAAAGCAATGGCTGCCTTCTGGCTCCCATCGCTTGTTTTATCAAATCATAGATGTCACGGTTTTTGATGGCTGATAATTCATCAATGACCGCTGCATGTACGTCCAGACCATCGAGACTGTTGGAATTGCTTGCCAATGCCTTGATATATCCGAAGTTTTGAGCAAAATACAGATCTGACGCACGTTTCTTGATATGTCTCGACAGATCCGGCGATTGCTTGACCATTTTGTGACAAGCATTGAATCCGAGCTTTGCCTGATCCAACATGGTCGCAATGTTGTAGATCTGCGGAGCGCCTTCTCGGTCATCCACAAGCATATCAATCTCGATTGCCGCAGTTTCCGTGGTTTTTCCGTTCTTTCGTCCTTCAATTATCAGACATTCGTTATACTGTCGGAGATTATTGTCATCCACGAATCCGAAAAGCGCTTGCATCCGTGCTTTTTGGAAGAGCTCTAAATGCAACGGACTTCCGATCTCTCCACTAGGCTGTTTGCAGAATTTCTCAATGAAACTCGTGTGCCTTTTCGCAATATCGTAGTCAAAGTGAAACTCTTGCGGATTGACGTACTGTTCGAGGAGAATATCAGAGATCCGCTTCATCTTCTCACAAGCAACAATCTTTCCGTCCAGAATAGATCCGAAATAAACTTCAAATTCTGTCATTCATTGCCACCACCTATGAAGGAAAGCAGCTCATCCGTCTGGTTTTCACCCTTCGGCAGCATATCCATCAGGACTTTGACCGTTGAATTGTAGTTTTTTATCATCGCATTGTAAGATTTCTGCGCCGGATTCTCCTGAGTGACTTCAAATCCGTTTCCGTTGACGTAAGAAGCCACCGGGCCTTCATCTCGGATCTGTTCCTGAAGCGCTGACATGGTTTCTGACATAAACTCCAACTCTCTCAGCATCTTCTCCGCGTAAATCCGCTTATTTGCGTCGATGTTCGCATAAATCTTCCGAAGCTGGTCAATCTCTGATGTTTTTCTGCCTTTTTTCTCCTGTTTTTGCATAGTATTTTTTTAACCCCCCGTGTGCAAAACTATCGTCCGAAAAATTTAGAGA